CCTTGCTTAACATTTGCTCCAAGGCCTTAAATGCTCCTTCACTTTCGTCAGCCGACAAATGCATAACCGTAGATGCCTGAGCAACCGACTCAAAAACATCTCTAACTCCTTGTCCTTCCAAAACAGTTCCGCGTGCTGCTGCCTCAAACGAAGCAAAAGCCTTTGCCGATGTTTGCAAGTCAAGCCCAAGCTGATTGGCTGTTTCTCTTAAATACTCAAAATCTTTAGCACCTTGAGCCGATCCGCCACCGATAAAATTGAGTTGATTTTTAAGTCCTTCCATTGCCGCCGTTGTATTCACAATGTCCCTTACAACATATCCGGTAAAAACGGTTGTAATAACTGAACCTAATCCCAGCACGCTTTTTTGAGTCTGATTAACTGCGCTGTTTAGCTGCTCGGTTTCTGCCGTCGCTTTCTTTATTCCTGACGAAAACCCGTCGTTTTTTAGCCTTAAAAAGTACTCAACAAAATTGTTCATTCTTTTGGTTTCAACGTGCCGTTAAATTTTAAAACCCACATTATCTCTTCGGACATAAGGGCAAATTTTTTCTCGCTCAGTTTGTTTGGGTTTACCCCATAATAAAAGCGGATAAGCGCACTCTTTTGAGAATACTCATCCGCTTCTAATAATTCACGAGCCTCTTCTAATTTTTTTTTAAAGTGCCCTCTTTTGCTTTAATAAGTTCAATGCATGCTCCTTCGGCGGCTCTTAAAGCGTCAAAATTTTCAGTAATTTTTTCAACCTGATCTCCACCAATGTAAAGAGTGCGGATTAAATTTTCAATAGCTTTTAGCGAATCATTTTGGACAAGTTTAGAAACGGATGAGTAACATGGTCTGTCCATCTTTCTCAAATAAACAGTTGCTGTTTCCGTTCCATCATCGTTTACCGGAACAGTAAGCTCGTAATACGTGCCGTACTTTTGCTTTAACTCTTGTAATTGCTGCTCGTTTAATTTTGCCATTTTAAATAGATTTTGTTTCTACAAAAATAGAAATTAATTCCATTCAATGTGCGAAATTACAAGGTCAAGTTCTACCGGAATTGAAGTGTCTCCCGTTGCTGCTCCGATTTTATTATTCATAAATTGGCAATTGCGTAATTTATGAACAACAGTAGTCAATGAAGGATCGGTATAGGTAACAACAATGTCAAATGCTGGTATTTCGTAAAGTCTGCCGTTTGGAGCTGCCGATACGATGTTATTCACCTCTTCCATGAGAAGCGTTATTTTTGCGCTTGGCTCTACAGTTCCGTAAGCTCTCGACACCGGAAATCGCCCCGTTGCATAAATATTCTCTGAGTTGGCGGTTTCTCCGTACTCAATAGCCGTTGTCCCAATGATTGGAATTCCAAGAACAAGCAAGGTTACGTCTGCAAACTCATAGCTTTTTCCGTTAATAAGCGGGATAATATTTGTTGCCATATTTTTAAACTGATTTTACAAAACCAACATTTACTTTGATAATTCTCGCAACCCCCAAAGGCACAGCTTTTAATGTGATTTCAAGTGTCGATGTAGCAAGTACGTCTTGATTTGGATTGATTATTACTTTGTGCGCGCTTAACTCATTGTCGGCTTCCATTTGTGTAATCGGAGTTTGACAAAGTGTTTCAAAATAACCAATTGTAGCGGCTGTCAATGTTCCGTCGGCATTAACCTTTAAAGGGCTTGACAAACTTGGCAACAATGCGGTTCTTAAAACTCTTGTGATTTTCTGATACACTCGGTTATTTTCGATAGTTGAGTAGTCAGATGTTGGAGTTACTGCAGTAGTTGAATCGCTCCAATAGGATCCGGTTAATCCGATTTGCTTCAAAAGGAATGTGTAAGCGTAATTATGTAAGCTTTGGAATTGTCCGTCACTTAAATCTTTGTAAAGCTGACCGTTTGCAAACGCTATTGTGTCAAGTTCAGTTCCGTTTGACATTTGGAATTTATTGACCCATGCAATTGAATCAGAAACCGCAGCAAGTGAAACCGCTCCGAGCATTGTTCCAACGCTTCCAATACTTTTTCCGGTAGCCTTGAATAATTTATATCCTGCGGCATATCCATCTTGCGCGATGCAAACACTAACATTTGGAGCTGTCAATGAGGTTAAATCTGTCAATGAAGCTACTGAAGCGGTGCCGCTAATTTCTGCACCGTAAATCATCTGCAAAGGCTTGTAAACATCTGCATTCGCTGTTGCAATCGCTTGTAGAGCGGTGCATTGTCCTGTTGCAAATGCAACATTTTTTTGATAAATTCCGATTTGCTTGATTGCTCCAACTGCGTAATTTTGCATTGTGGTGATATCGGCAAAAACATAACTTGACTCTTGCTCGTAAAAACCAACGTACAATTCTCCTTTTGGTTGTATTCTAAAGTATTCGTTAATGTGATACCAAGCAATGTCGATGTAACTTGCCGTTCCGGCAACTACGTTTTGAGTCAATGTTCCAGCCAATGTTCCAACCGCTGTAGCAACATAAGGAGTTCCGCTGTTTAAGAAAATTCCCTCTGTTTTTGGAGCCGTAATTGTAACGGTTGCCCCTGAATTCGTTGCTGTAAATCCATGAGTGTTTGTTCCTGCATTTATTTCAGAAACAAGTCGAGCTGCGGCTGTTGTGGTACTTGTAATGTCCGCCGTAACTTGAGTATAGCTTGCCAAAACAACAACAGTTCCTTCTTTTGCAGCCTCGATTGTAGCGCAAGTAAATTCCATTGTATCTCCTGCCGCCCCTTTGTTTGTTACCTGATAGGTAGCTGTCGATGCTGTCGCCCCGAGCCCTTCGTTTGTAATTCCAAGAGCTTCCGCATCATCAATCGAAAAGATTTTTTTAATTCGATCGGTTGAGCTGAATCCAGTTGGCAATGTTCCGGTGCAATAGTGAATGTACCCGCTAATATAGTCAGTTCCGGTCAATGGTCTGCCAAGTCCGGAAGTGCTTTGAATGAATGTAATATTTGGGAGTGCCATAGTTTTGTTTTAAAAAAGCCTACCTAAATGCTTAGATAGGCTTTTTCCGTTGTTTGTTTAAGTATTAAGATACCCAGTCTTGAACCAATGCGGCAACACCTTTCATGTCAGCTCTCAAGATTGCAGAACCGAGCATTACTTCCATGTTGAAGATAGAACCTAAGTACTCAGGTTTCCCATTTCCATTTGAACCTGCATCATACATTGGAGTCATTGAACCAAGTGCACGAGCTACAGTTGAAGAATGGAAAGCAATACAAGCAAGGTTGTCAGTTGTTGCAGTTGCAGCTCCGTAAGCTTTTGGAGATGTTGCCCCATGGGCGAATACAGATACAACAGGACGAATCATGATGTCAAAGCCAAACAATTGAGCAACTGTTCCTGTTTGCAATACATTGCCTTGATTTTGAAAACCGTTGTAAGATGCGCGAAGAACATCGCTGATTTCCATTAGCTGCCAAAACATTCCTGTTGACATCAATAATTTTCTTCCACCGCGAGGCACATTGTCCAAGTCAAGCTTTTGAGCAAGCCAAGCAATATCCGCAAGTACTACAGCCTTTCTTGTTCCTGTTGCTCCAGGAGCAAGTGCTGAAGCTGAAGCCGATCCGGTTGTATCACGTAAATTTGCAGCTCCGGTTGCAGTCCAAGTAATAGCAACTTCATCACCGATGCGCTGAGTCAAAGTGGTGATTTGCTGGCCAAGTACCGACTGTCTTTTGTCGTAGCTGATTTGCAACTCGTCCAAATTTGTAATCAATGTTGGAGTAAGCGCAAACTGATTTAATGAGTAGGTGCGGTCAGTATCCGTTCTTTCTGAAATAGAAAGCGGAAAGCTTGTTGGATTTTTTACCACAGATGGATTTGCTCCTGATTGCGGGATGTGAACAGTTCCAAACGCAATGTAAGCGGAGTGGTCTACTGAATAGGGTAAAAAGTCAGCGTTTCTGTTCAACGCCTCTTGAATATCAGATACCCAAATTTCTTTAATTAGTGCCATTTTTTGTCGTGTTGTTTAGTTGTTAGTCGATTTGAATTTTTGCTCCGCATGGAAGAAAGGTTGTACCGTCGTACCAAAAAGATTGGCACCATGTTTTCCCGGCCACTCCCGTTACTACAGGACCATCAATTGAGGTTCCGAAAGTAAATGTTTCTGTTGCTGTTGTCTTTACCTTTAAATGTAGTAACGCTCCGGCCACAACCTCTGAACCTACTGTTAGATTAAGAGTAGCGTTTCCGGTAAGTGTTGGCAAAGAACTTACATAGGTAACTTGGTTTGAAATAGTCGCTGCGGTTGTTCCGGTGGCTTCTATTGTGATTGTTGCGGCTGCGCCGAAAGGTGAATTTACTGACATTTTATTTGGATTTTGATTTTGGTTTTTCTTCTTTCACTTCTGCCGTTGGACGCTCAACTGGCTTGAAGTCTTTTTGTGTATCTTTTTTGTATGAAAGCGCGTCACCATGCTTTACAAAACAATTACCATCCTCGAAACAGTATAGTAATTTAACGTCCGGATTTGCTGCCCAAATTGCTTCCATGATTAGAACTTTTTATCAGTTTCCGGATTGTACATTACAGACAATTGACTTGGCAATCCTTTTACCAAATTTTCAAATTCTGTTGGTGCATTTTTTTGCAATTCTGCTAATCCTGCAGGATCTTTTTTGCTCCAATCTGTATAAGTCCACGTTGCACGGTCAGCATTTGTAGCTCCGGATGCTGCTTTATTGAATACAGGAGAGAATGGAACTTTAATTGCATCAAACATGTTTTTCAACTCAACTGAAGTAAATGAGCTTTTTGTCCAAAATTCTTTTTTGCTTTCGTCGGTCTTTTTTTCCTTGATAGCATTTTCAATAACTGAGGCTTTTTCAGTTACTTCTTTTTGAGCTTCTGCATCCTCAAATGATTTTAACTTTGCTTTAGTTTCATCGATGTCTTTTGTGAGGGCATCTACTTTATTTTTAAGCTCGGTTTTTTCGTTTTCGATTTTGTTGATTGACTCAACGATTGCCTCTTCAGAAGCATCATTGGAAAGTTTCAACAGATTGGTTACTTTTAGCATTTTGATTGGATTTAAGAGTTTATTGTAAAAGTTGTGTAATTCTGAAATATTTTTTGCAACAGGCTTTTTGTTAGACGTTACGATTACTTCATCAATAAGTCCCATTGATTTGCACTCGTCTGCGCTCATCCATGTTTCAGCGGCCATCAATTCCTTGCATTTTTTTAAACTCAAAGCTGTTGTGCGCTCGAATATCTTTGCAAGAGAGTTTGTGATTAACTCAATAACCTCTTCGTCAGTTCCGCCTTGTGCATTGTGCATCATAAATGTTCCATAATCCACCATTTTCTTTTTTGTTCCGCACATTGCAATAACTCCGGCCATTGAATAAGCCATCCCGTCAATAATTGTGGTTACGGGCTTTTCTGAATTTAGAATAGCTGAACAAATTGAAAGACCTTCATTAACTGAGCCGCCAATTGAGTTAATTCTTACCTCAATTGATTTGCAAGCATCGTATTGATTAAGCCAAAGAACTTCATTTGCAAAACTGTTACCATCTATGCCGCTGCCAAGCTCATTGTCATATCCGATGTGTTTATAACAAAGCATTGTTGCTTTGCCATCTTCGGTCATATTGGTAAAATTTAATTTCACATTACAAATTTAGTTTGTAGATTTGCGATACAATTATTTTGTAACTTTTTCAAACTTATTTTGTAACTTTTATTTAGATGGCTAAAGACATAACCAAAAAAATGACAGCTTTCAAAGCACGAGTAACAGTAGAATTGATAGGAGAAACAAAGAATAGATTTTTTGAAGATGTGTTGAAAAAGGGCATAACTGAATCAAAGCACGCAAGGGACATAATTCGTAAACATTACGACGGAAACTCTCACATGAAATTTTAACCTTCCTAATACCGTATAATTGTTATAGTAAAATCAAGTGTTCCGCCTGATGCACTTGTAAAAGCCGCACCGTTTGTATTCGAAACTTCAAGACCATTTCCGGCTCCACTTTCCGATAAATAAATATTTGCTTTCTTTACTGAATAACTACTCCCGTCGTAGTATTGAACAAAGCAACTTCCAGCAAGTAGCTGAGAATTAATAACACCGCTTGGTAAAGAAATTCCAAGTTTATAAATCGAAGTAGTTGTAGTTACTGAATTCAAACGAATGTTCAACACTAATGTGTTTCCGGTAAAAGCATATCCGCACCCTGCATCGGTAGCACTAAATCCTGCAATAGGAGAACCGCCGTTATCATAGCCCTGAAATGTTGGAGTGTACAAATCACATCCAACTTGATTGTATTTTAAATCTGCAAAATCAACGCTTCCGCTTCCGCTTGCTGCATCACTCCAAACTATAGTCTTTACTTGATGAACATTAAAACTATTGCCATCTGAAAACAAAATAGGATCGCCGGTTGCATAAGCTGTTGTAATTGTACCAACAATATCGTTACTAATTGCACCATCTACAAAAGCAGGACAAAGATATATTTCGCCATTGTAGAAAATTGCTCCTGCCGATATGTTTGCGTTTGGAGCCGCTGAGTTAATACATCCATACAATACTGTAAAGTTGGAGTTTGTTCCAACAAGTCCTTTTGACAAAGCATTGACCGCCTCATCTATCATTGCATTGTACCACTCATGGGTTACTTTTGTGTATGGCTGACGAACTCCGGTCGCAATGTTGTTACTTAATACGTGTTTTGACATTTTATTTTGATTTTAATAAGGTTCAACTCTTGCTATTATTCCTGCAAAAATAAATCGGTAAGCATAATATAAGACTACTTTTTTAGCCTGTGGATAGGGTGATATTTCGCTCCCTTGAGTTATTGCGCTAAGTGTAGCATCCGGCACCCAAATTACCATCGCTTCTGTATCGTAAGTATAAGACTCGCCGACAAATTGTAAAGCATTTTCTCCGCTAATTGCAGCATAGCTGCTTTCTTCTCCATCTATTCCGGCCACAAAATAATTAACGTCGATGCCGATATCCTCAATGTAAATATCGCTGGTTCCTACTGATGGTTGTCTAAATGTTGTTCCGTAGTGCTTATTTAAAACATACTCAAGCAATAGTTTTTGTCCGGTAATTGCCGCAAGTTTTTTTAGCCCAACATTTGGAGAAACGTAATCCCAATAATTTGTATCAATGCACGGAGTCATGATAGGCACGTTCCTCTTGGCTATGTAAATTTGATAGTCCAAATAAACAACAATTTGACCTTTAGTGTGGGTGCTTACTGAACTCCAATAAACATCGTAATCTCCATTTGCATATTGGTTATAAAACAAATCTCTTCCGTACTGAATAGGATTAA